GGCCACGGCGGCATCGGAGCGCGCATCAAAGCGTGCCGCATCCACCACCAGATCGAAGCCGGCATCCCAATATTCATCCTGCGCCATCAAATTAACCTCAGATCCAGCACCGAGGACATCAACTCGCTCATGCTGGCGGTGGCAGAACTTGCCGAAACCCGTCAGCTAAAGATTGACCTTATGGTCATCGACACGCTTGCCAGAGCCTTTGGCGGCGGCAACGAGAACAGCTCCGAGGATATGGGCGCCTTTATCACCAGTTGCGGGCACCTGCAGCAGGTCTTCGAGGCCGCGCTGCTGGTTATCCACCACTCAGGTAAGGACCAGGCCAAAGGGCTGCGGGGACATTCATCGTTGCTCGGGGCCGTGGATACCGAGCTGGAGCTGCTGCGCTTTGACGATCAGCCGCGAGGCGTGGTCACCATCAGTAAGCAAAAGGACGGCGAGGATGGGGTGCGCTACGGCTTTGAGATGGTCGAGATTGACATCGACGAGGGGTCAGCCGCGACGCTGTCGCTTGATGAGCCGCGCAAGTCTCTGGCCGTCAATCCCTCGGATGAAGCGGCCCAGCGGACGGCGGAAGAGTCCCGTAAAGTAGGACTAAATCGCTCAGGCAAGGGTAAACGGCAGATGATCGCGATCGAGTCGCTGCAGGCTGCAATTAATGCTAAAGGCACACATTGGAAGGTGTCTGTCGGTATCCGTAAGTGCGCGAAGATGGATGATTGGAAGGAATTCTTTGCTCAAAAAATGGGCACCGACGAGGATGGAACCGACGCATTTCGATCCGCCTGGCGGCGCGCGAGGAGCGATTCAGGCCGTCCGGCGAACGTAAAAATCGAAGGAGATTGGGTCTGGATTGAGGAATTTGAGGAAAAACAGAATGAGAACTTTTAGTGTGGTCAAATGGTCAAATCGTGGTCAAATCGTGACGATTTGACCAGCCCGAGAAATGCGGTCGGAAGGTGGTCAAATCGTAGCAAGGGTATACCTGCTACGATTTGACCGCCCGATCTGACCATTTGACCGGTCTATGTTAGTGAAGACTTACAAGAGCATCATGGCAAACAAAAAAACAGCAAAGATTCGAGGGGAGCTTCCCCTGCCGCAACCGCTGGCGTTCCCTGAGTCGGAGTTCTCCAGGTTCTGGAAATCGAAGATGGTGGAACTGGAGGCTGCAAAGCGTGAGCACGAGGAGCGATGGGGAGTCGGCAGATTAATTAATTTGGTTGACGTAGAGTTTCGTATCAAAGTGTGGACTCAGATTGAGCGGGTCTGGGCTGCGCAGGAATCGCAGAACATCGACAAGGCCCGAGCGGCCGCCGATGGAATGATCAGGGCCTGGCGGGCGATGGAGCAGTGGGCTACTGCCGAAGGCATTGCGCCCGTGGGGGAGGTCAAGGCGATCGAATGGGAGTTGGACGACGGTGGCGTCTTGGCAGTGGTGTCAACCGAGGCCGACGCGGCGGCGTATCACCGGATGCGGCCAGACGTTGAGGATCGCAATGTCTGGTCGATCCAGGAGATCGCCAAGCTGCTCGAGGCTGGCTTGGGTAATGACATCGCCAGGCTGAAGGCGACGCTTGGGGTGCCGGCGACTGTGGTGAGCGTCCAGGCTAACGGCTCAGGGTTCGACGACTTTGAGAATGATCTGGACTTTGATGCGCCGAGCAAGGCACCTAAAATGTTCCCGACTCGGATGAAACCCTTGGAGAAGATCAAGTGAAGGCGTTTAATCGGGCTTTGGGGCGCTTTTGCGCGTTAGGTGTGTATTGGGTGCCATTGGGCACGAAAACGGCTTGGAGGGCGTTTTAATGGCTGGGACACCGAAGAAGAAGTCAGACCTCGAGTTGCTCAACAAGCTGCCTGAAGAGATGATTCTGTCGATGTTCGAGGAGAGCAAGTCTGTCGCGGACATCTGCCTGAAGTTAGGCATTGGCAAGCGAGCGCTAGACGTTTACATCGAGGAAAACGATCTTGCCCCTAAAATAGCGCGCGCGCGTGCGCACGCGGCGGATTCGTTGGCGGTTGAGACGGTCCAGATAGCGGACGAACTGGACGAGAACCATCCTTCGAGGGCAGCGCTGCGCATCAAATCGCGTCAATGGATCGCCGAGCGGTGGGATCAGAAGACTTACGGCTTACAAAAGGCGCAGCAGATCAACATCAACGTCCAGGACCTGCGCATGAACGCGCTGCGGCACGTCGAGGTCATCGAGGACTTATCCACAGATGTGGTGCCTAAGTTGTCCACATAGCCCTGTGGACATGGGCCAGATTGCCTAATCGGTGTGCATTTCGGCACGAAAACAACGAATGCAATTTGACATAATGAACCTTGTATATCTTTGTTTTTGTAGGTTTCGTGTAAGTATTCAATGAAATCAACAACTTAGCAGCGATACCTCGACGGTTATCCACAGAGCGCACGCTGCCAAGTTGTCCACAGCCTGGGCCGCGCGGCAGTGAGCGCTCGCTAACCGGGCGGCGCGGCGACCCCCCCCCTTCAGCGCGGCGGCGGGGCGGGTTGTGGCGGCGCCGAACGCCTACCGATTCCACGCAACCGCAATTTGCACACATAATCACGACACCCACCCCCCTACCCCCGTCACGGAAAAACGTGCTTTCAAAAAAAAATTTAGAAGTTGAGCTGGCGAATAACCCGTTTGTCGAGTTCGTCAAGCTGTACAAGAACAACCCGGTGCGGTTTGTCCGCGAGGTGCTAAACACCACGCCGGACCAGTGGCAGGTGGAGTTCCTCAATCACATCGCTAAAGGCAACCGCCGCATCAGCGTCAGGTCCGGCCACGGCGTGGGCAAATCGACCGCTGCTGCGTGGTCCATGCTGTGGTACCTGTTCCTGCGTTTCCCCGTCAAGATCGTCGTCACGGCGCCCACGTCCAGCCAGCTCTATGACGCGCTCTTCGCGGAGGTCAAGCGCTGGGTGAAGGTGTTGCCGCCGACGCTGGCGGACTCGCTTGAGGTCAAGCAAGACCGCATCGAGGTCAGGGATGCCAATACCGAGGCGTTCATATCTGCGAGGACGAGCCGCGCCGAGCAGCCCGAGGCCTTGCAAGGTGTCCACTCCGATAACGTGATGCTGGTGGCCGACGAGGCCAGCGGTATCCCGGAGCAGGTGTTCGAGGCTGCGGCCGGCTCCATGTCGGGGCATAGCGCTGTGACGCTGCTGCTGGGCAACCCGGTGCGCTCCAGCGGATTCTTTTACGACACCCATAACCGCCTGGCGGGTGACTGGGTGACGATGCGCGTTAACTGCGAGGATTCGCCCCGGGTGAGCGCGGCCTACGTTGAGGAGATGAAAAGCAGGTACGGCGAGGAGAGCAACGCCTATCGGATTCGTGTTTTGGGGGAGTTTCCGCGCAGCGATGACGACACAGTCATTCCGATGGAGCTGCTTGAGATGGCGATGGCGCGCGATGTCAGCCCGAGCCAACACGCGCCCGTCGTGTGGGGTCTGGACGTCGCCCGCTTTGGCAGCGACCGCAGCGCCTTGTGCAAGCGCCAGGGTAATGCGCTGCTCGAACCCGTGAAGACGTGGAAGAACCTGGACTTGATGCAGCTCACGGGCGCCGTGGTGGCAGAGTACGAGTCCCTGCAGCCGAGTCAGCGACCTGGCGAGATCCTGGTGGACTCGATTGGTTTGGGTGCCGGCGTGGTGGATCGCCTGCGCGAGCTGCGTCTGCCGGCCCGCGGCATCAACGTGGCCGAGTCCCCGGCGATGGGTTCGACGTACCGTAACCTCAAGGCGGAACTCTGGCACAAGGCCAAGGCGTGGCTGGAGGCGCGCGACTGCTGGCTGCCTCGCGATGAGATGCTGGTGGCGGAGTTGGCGACGGTGCGCTATTCGTTTACCAGTAGCGGTAAGATTCAGATTGAGGGTAAGGATGAGATCCGAAAGCGCGGCCTGCCGTCGCCTGACCGCGCTGATGCGTTTTGCTTGACGTTTGCGGGCGATGCTGTGGTGGGTGCTTATGGCTCGGCTGGCTCGAGCCGGTGGAACCAGCCGCTGCGTCGTAACATTCCCCGGATTGCTTAACAGGAGCTATGTTATGAAAATGGGTAAGGCGGCCAAGAAGATTGGCAAGGTGATGGGCGAGTACAAGTCGGGCACGCTGCACTCGGGTGCTGGCGGCAAGGTTGTGAAGAATCCCAAGCAAGCCTTGGCTATTGCTTTGTCCGAGGCGGGTAAGAGCAAACCGATGAAGAAGGGCAAATGATGGCTGAGGAATATGAAGAGGGCATGGCGTGCCCGCCTGCGACGCAGGACATTACGCTGAACCTGAAGAACCGCGGCCGCGCCATTGAATCGGCGATGTACGGCCCGGAGAATCCGGCGCTGCCCAATACGGGTTTCTGGCGCGAGATGGCTAAAGAGTGGGAGGTTTCTCCCGAAGACGCGAAGATGTCGCGGTGCGGCAACTGCGCCGCCTTTGACCGCGAGGAAAAAATGCTGCAGTGCATCGCCAAGGGCATGGGCGCTGACGGCGATCCGTGGTCGGCCATTGAGGCTGGCGACTTGGGTTACTGCGAGATCTTTGACTTCAAGTGCGCTGCCTCGCGTACCTGCCGCGCCTGGATCGCCAAAGAGGGCGATGAAGAGGGCGAAGAAGGCCAAGACGATACCGAAGAATACGGTAAACCTGAAATAGAAGGGAATGATGATGAAAGCTAAACCCCCCGGCTTGTATGCCAACATCGCGGCCAAGCGTGAGCGCATCAAGGCTGGCTCTGGCGAGAAGATGCGTAAACCTGGCACGCCTGGCGCGCCGACGGCGAAGTCTTTTAAGCTGGCCGCCAAGACCGCGAAGA